CCCCGTCTTCCGAGATTAGCATCTCTAAGTCTCGTTTTCTTCGGTTATCATAATCACCATCACATTCATCATAATCGTCTGGCGAGTCGATCTCTTCGTCCTCGACAACATTCCCAAGATGCGCAGGAGCTTTCCCCGCCGCTGTGTGAGTAAATTTTGGTTCATCAGAATTTTCGAACATATCAATGAGAGTTCTAGCCACCGAACGACCTAGCGGACGAGGAGTTTCAGGCTCAGGCAAAGGCTCACTCCCGGACATATTTTTTACGCACCCCTCTTACAAAAATAAAAGTTAAAAATATCGGTAAAAAAAAAATCGTTTTGTTCTCCGGATAAAAAACAATGCGGTTCTTTGGAACGCGAGGTCTGCGCACAGATCGAGGGGTGGCGTTTTACTCCCCATAATTTTCTGAGTATATCCGCCCTTTAAACCGCAGTGGCTCCAGGTGACCGCCTAAGTATTACCGGTCACCTGGAGCCAAAAAAATTTTTTTTTTCATGTTTTTTTTCATGGCGGGGAGGGGTCCTCAGAGCACGCATTGGGCATTCACATGCCACCATTACACGTGCATACCACTGAGGGTCGACATCCCTGAGGGGGTTCAATACCTCGTCTTCCAAGAAGAGTTACCCCCGTCTAACGCCATGCATATCCAAGGTTATATTCAGTTCGAGCAAAAGCAACGCGGGAGTTTCGTCACGGCTCTGATCTCTCGGCTCTTCGAGCCCGAAGAAGGCGAGCCCCATACCGAGCCTGCGAGAGGATCAGACGAAGAGAACGAAATCTACTGCACTAAGCCCGAGACGCGATGCCCCGGCTCTGAGCCCTGCCGTATAGGAGAACGAGTGCCGCATGCGGGTAAAAAGGGTGGCCGTAGCGACCTTATTGCAGTCCAGCGCCAGCTGGATGCAGGTGAGAGCCTACGGACTGTCGCCAAGACCCATTTTTCAGCGTTCGTACGTTACGAGCGGGGCTTCCGTAACTACAAGAGGCTTATGCAGGAACCGCGTAACGCTCCCCCTCAGATCTTTGTCCACATCGGCCCAACAGGCTGTGGTAAAACGCGCCACGTCCGTGAGACCTTTCCCGACGCCTACTGGCATCCCGGCGGCAAATGGTGGGATGACTACGACGGCGAAGCCGTCGTAGTCTTCGATGAGTTCTACGGACATAAGATATCCTTTACTCAGCTTCTTAGCATCCTCGACTGGGGCACAGTCCGAGTCGAGACCAAAGGGGGATCAGCGTTGCTTGCCGCTACCACATTCGTGTTTACGTCTAACCAGGACCCCCAGGACTGGTACTCTGCAGAAAAGACACATCAGCCGGACTGGATAGCCAATCCCCTCAAACGCCGTCTTGACGAGTTCGGCTTTGTCACCTATTGGCATGGGTGGCAGCGGGAAGTGCCCGCCCCTCCCATCATTTATCCACCCGCAGCTGCATGTGCTTATTGCGCGATTGGAAATTGTGCATTTCATCATCTTTAGCAGAGGGGTTTTTGATTAAAAAATGAGTAAACGCGCTCGTTCCGGTTCAAGTTTGCGCAAAAACACGCGCAAGCTCAAGTCCATGTACAAGCCCACAAAGACCCGCGCTTCAACTGTTGTTATGAACACCCGCGCGCCAATGTATAAGCAACTCAAAGGGTTGCTTGCCGCTAAGACCCGCGATGCCGCCGACGTAAATCGTAACGGAGGTCCTCTCCAGAACGGGACTGTCTACTCCTACTGCGCCACCTCCAAAGACCCTCTCTTTGGCGAGGCTGCAAGCGGCACTGGTCTCCTCGACACTGATGCGGACGAAGTCCTCATCAACACATTGCGCCTTAAGGGTTGCATTACCCAACCCGCGGTCGTTGCCGCCGATCGTACCTCCACTACCGACGCCATCTTGCGCCAAATCGTAGTTTGGTTCAACAAGCCGCTTAAAACCGCGGATGCTGATGGCACTCTTCCGGAAATTGACGAAGTCCTTACCGGTGGCGGTGGTGGTCCCATTACCTCAATGGCGTACAGCTCTGCCTCCAACGGCGGACGTTTTACGATCCTCTCCGATCGCACCTTTACCATGGGTACAAACGTGCTCTCCGCTGACGGCGCCGCAGGTATCCTCTCAACTGACGGCAACAATACCCGTGTCTACGACTACACAATTAAGGTTGGCCGCAAATGCAAATTTGTGGCTCCCTCTGCCAGTGGCGCTTCCGCAGGAGGCCATTACGACCTCGACGTGGACGCAGGCCGCGTCTCTACTGGTTTATTGGTAGTCTACGTCCTCACGTACAGCGCCCCCACCGAAGCACGTCTCTGGAACCAATGTGAGTCCCGATTGAATTACACCGGATAAAATAAACATGTAGGGCCGAGCATAGCGAGCCATAGGGTTAGGGTTAGGGTTAGGGGGTTTTTTCCGAAAAAAAGAAACGAGGCGGCGCGCAGCCCGCCGAGCTAAAACCTAGCCCAGTAGGGACGAGCCAGCGCGGAGCGCGAGCGAAGCGAAGCGCGAAGCCTGGCGAGCTCCCTTTTTATTTCTTTGCTCTGAGCTTTTTAACATTACCCCATCTACTGCGCACCTTTTGAGCCAAATAATTAGCATACGTGCGACATATAGCTATTTGCTGGGTTTCATCCAGATCAAAATTACCGAAGTACTCATCCAGGTCCGGGACCATAGGTTCAGGCTCCCCGTCTTCCGAGATTAGCATCTCTAAGTCTCGTTTTCTTCGGTTATCATAATCACCATCACATTCATCATAATCGTCTGGCGAGTCGATCTCTTCGTCCTCGACAACATTCCCAAGATG